GTTGGTGTATAACCTCCACGCTTAGCATTCTTAATCTGCTTCGCGTGGTTTTGAGCCTCTTTGAATGTGGTCATTGGTCACCCCATCGCTTTCTTGATTTCATGGATACAGAACTTCAAAGCAAATACTCTTTGATCATTTCCGTTCTTTAGGTTCTGCTCTTTTGCCAATTCAAGTTGGCTAACAAGCTGACTAGCTGCGTTTCTTAACTTGTCGTTTTCGATCTTTGAGTTATGTAATTCTTGAGCTAGGCGATCTACTTCTAAGATTGCTTGCTCTCTTGTTAGTTCTTGGTCGGCAAAGCAAGTGCCGCCTGCATGGCAATAACCGTCTGCGCCACAGTAAGGGCTTCCACCCTTACAGCGCATCACAGCATTAGCCCATATTTCGTCGTTCTTGCTTAGCAAATCGTGCTCACATGGAATCTTGATTGCTTTCATTCTTCCCCCTTGAGCGCTTGTTCTCCAATCAATTCATACTTGTCTGCGCCACATCCAAAACAATGTAGAAGTGCATAACCCTCTTTATCAGAAACTATTGCCTGCAATGGTTCTTTGCCACATTGTTTACACATGCCATTTACCATTGCTGCTATTGATTTCCCTTTCCATGCACCTAATTCTTGCTCAAGGAATTTCACCCGCTTTTGCAGCTCTGCTTTCTCATCTCTTAAACCAAGCAGTTTTTCAGCTTGTGTTTCAATCACTTCGTTTTGATAAACGAGCTTTTGACCTTGCTCTTTTATGTTGTCGTTAAGCATCTGATTTCTGCGTTGCAGCTCCTCCACTTTCGCTTGTTGGTGCTGCCATGCTTTTTGCCAAACTGCCCAGCCTTTCCCTCGTAGACTGTCAGGAGAATAGCGATATCCAAATTGAGATTCGTACCAATCCCAATTTTTCTTCATATCGTCATAGTTTGCTTCGTATTTCTCACATTCAAATCGTTCGAAAGCTTCTCTACACTTATCCATTGTTCACCTCATAAGATTCAAAGAAGAACTTCACTGGTTTTTGAATGAACTCAACCAATCCAAAACGCATTAAATGGCGGATTTGAGAACAATCACGGGGTACTTGAATATCGCGATAATGAGCTAAAAGATTTCTCCACGACTCCAAAGACAATGAACGCTTGTTGTGATTACAAGCAGTACATGCTGGCATTAAGTTTTCGTATGTATCGTTTTCGGGTTTTTCAGGCTTTCCTGTAGTTAAGTCACGGACTACTGCAACTAGATGATCTGCATGCCACTTGTCACCGAGCAACTCACCACAGTAAGCACAATGGCCGTCATACTTCTGTTTTAACTCTTCGCGCTGTTTCTTATTTAGCTTCATGATCTTTCACCTCACAATTCGGCGAAATGTGGTTTTCTTCGTGGTCTAGGGTTTCGCAGTCAATGCGGTGGCCAGCTGCTATTTCTTCAGGGGTGGCGTGCTCAATCTCTCCTTTGGTTGTATGAAGACGCCAGTTTTCCCCATTCTTTATGAAATTACACTTGATAAGATCCTTATCAATACTGCTTATTTGGTAGATAGACTCGGTTATTTTGTCTGTGCGTTTAACCCAATCCCCGACTTTAAACTCACTCATGGCTTGCTCCTTTAAACATCGACCACACAAACGCTAGATACCCAATCAAACAAACAACACCGATAAACGTTGTCTTAAATCCCGCATAAAGAATTGCACTGGCGATAAGAAGTACTGCAACTTCCTGTTGATATTTACTCATCCCCGCCTCCGTATATTGATTCGTGGTCTTTGATGCATCCCTTCAAATAACCCATCCCGTCTTTGGTTTTCGCAACTAGCTTTGCCTTTTCTATTCCACCGAACTGATCCACGATGCGGAGGCTTTCCAACATCATTTTCAGGTCATTGATTTTTACTGGTTCAAAGCCAAGCTTCTTGAAGTACTCACCATCGTTATCGGTTAAGTTCCAAGCCTCATGAATGCCATTGTGAAATTCAAATTGTGGTTTTGTTCTGAAGTAGTAGCCATCTTGGTAGCTTTCAGCATTGCTAGGCGCCCCTTCAACAACCTCTCTCGCCTTCTCCACCCCGAAATCACGGATAAACTGTTCTGGTTTCATACTGCTTCCCTCATAGCTAAATGGCGAACATCTCCACCCCATTGCAAGGCCATAGCTTCTGCAACACCTGGGTAAGTTCTTGAGCGTTCTTTCCAGCGGTCCGGACTAGGTGGCAAGTAATGCAGGCGTTCACGTTGATTCTTTGGCAACAACATCATTTCTTCTTTGACGTTGTTTGTTGGTGCCAATGGCTTTAATCCTTCCAACCATAGGCAAGTAGCTTTCTGCTCTGTGTGGCCAAACATCCACGGCTGAATAACCTGGCTTTGCTGCACACCACCAATTAGCGTTTTTGCGTACTTGTGCATGATTGGGTTTTCAATTGCACGCATTGGAATATGTGTTGCATTCAAGAAAAGTTTGAAGAACTCAGCAGCATCAAAAAGCTTAGGCCAGCGACTTGGATCTTTATGCAAGTGGCATACACCAGCATTTGTTAAGTAAGTACATTCCGGATGTGCAATTAATAAATCCCAACCTTCATGCAAAACATCCCGAACATCACCTTGATAGTGATTACCTGGGGCCTCTGTAGGCAATAAATCGCAAGACATAGCGTTATGACCAAGAGCAGCAAAAGCATCACGAACACGTCCAGAATATTCACAAGCAACCAGTACGTTTAATCTTTTCACACCGCCTCCTTGTAACGTTTAGTCATGGCTTCCTGCTTGAGTTGGTCTAGCATTTTCAGTTTTCTTAATTTCTCATAGAGGTTCGCTACTGCTCTTGTTTCTTCATTGCGAGTACCGAGGTTGTACGCTCTACGCAGCTTCATCATTGAGTTGTAATCTACAAATTCGATCATGCTTTCAGCTCCCCTTTAACATTCAGGATGTCTTTTGCGTATTGAGTTGCCTTGTAATGATTTTTCCCAACACGTTCGAAATATTTCCATTCAACAAATTTTTGAAGATTGCTGTAGATGGTTCCTCGATTGAAATCAAACACTGATTCCTTCACGTCTTTGACACTGAAAGGCGCTGATGCATGACAGCCAAACACGAGTAAGCTAAGCTGGTCATCAAAGTTTAATTTCTTTGTTCTATTTAAAGTTTTCATGCAGCCATTCCTTCTTCTCGAATAGTCACAAAACGGCAGATATCTAAGCGGTCCATAACTCGAACTACGCCTTTCTTGCCATGACGATTTTTAGCAACGATTAATTCGGTGACACCTGACGGTAGGTCGTCTTCACCAATGATTGGATTCGCCAGGATGATTTGATCTGCGTCTTGTTCAATCTGACCTGATTCTTTTAGATCTGATGCTTTAGGTCGCTTGCCTTTCTCAGACTCACGGTTAAGCTGAGCTAATGCGATAACTGGGCAATCAAACTCTTTAGCCAATGCCTTTAAATCACGGCTAATTGAGCTCACTTCCTGGTAACGGTCTTTCTTACTTGGGTCACGAACCAATTGAAGGTAGTCAATTACGATGCATCCTAGTCTTTTGTATTTGCGCTTAGCTTTACGAGCCCAAGAATGTATTTCTGCAATTGTCGGCTTTTGCTTGTCTTCGATATGGATTGGCAAAGAACTGAACCGTCTTTGAGCATCTGCAAATTGAGCCAACATCCCATCAAATAATTCAGCGTTATGAATGTTGTCATAAGGAATTTTGGTTAATGCTGAGATGCAGCGGTTTGTGAATGTCTCCACATCCATTTCCGCAGATACAACCAATACAGGCTCGTTGTATCGCACTGCTGTCTGAATAACTAACATTTGAGCTAGAGTTGATTTACCTGAACCAGGACGACCACCCACAATGCAGAAGTGCCCTTTTTGAATTAATCCAACCAGATTGTCCAAATGAGTTAAGTTGAACTTTACGCCTGTGTATTGCTTGTTAGCTTTAGCCTCAGCCTTTTGAATCAAACGGTCTGTAGCGCGGTTCATAGCCTCTTCAAATGTGAAGCTGGTTTTCTCAACATCGTTTGAAGTTTTCTTCCCATCCAGGATGCTTTCTGCTGCAATGTGAACGTCAGGGATTGTTAAGTCTTTAGCAATCTCAGCAATGCTTTGACCAATATGCTCAACTTCACGGTGTGCCTTGAACTTGTTTAGTTCTGCAACATAAGACTCCAGGTTGTAAAAGCTTGAAGGCGCTTCGCTGCTCATTTGAAGCAGGTATTCAGAACCACCCATCAAATGAATTACGTTTTTTTGTTTAAGCTGCTGCTCAACCATAACGAAGTCATAAGGTTTGTTTTCGTTAGCAAGGTCGGCAATAGCCTGGAAGATTTGCTTATGGCGCTCTGGAAAGAAGCACTCAACATCAAGATCGTTACTTACAACATCAAATGATTTGTCTACAGTCATCAATGCTGTAAGAACTGCTTGTTCCATAGGGATGTTATGAATATTCGACATTACCAATCCCCCATGTCTGTTTCGAGATTTTCAGGATTGATTGCTTGAGTGTTGTTTTGTTCTGCTTGTTTGAAAAGTTTTTCAACAAGTTTGAAATCACGTTTTACCCACTTCACGAAATTTGAATACATCTGAGTAGTGGTTACTGCGCCAGTGTGAATTTTGCTTTCGTAGTGAGGATTGATTTCAAGTAGTAATTCTTCAACTTGAGCTTGATTGATTTTTGGTAAACCTGATCTTTGCATCCAAGAATTGAGTTGATGTAAATCGGGTTCCCAAATTTTTAGAACTTCTTCGACCTGGTTTTGTTGAGAGTCACTCTCTCTATAAATATTTCTATAAGTATTATCTATTGTGTCTTTACTAGGTAAAGTGCTCGTACTTTCCTTAGTAAAGTGCTCGTGCTTTACTAGGTAAAGTGCTGTACTAGGTGAAGTACTTTCCTTAGTAAAGTGGTCAGACAGCGAAACTTCGTTAATTTTGTACTGATTTCCTAATTTCGGATGTGTAGAAATAACACTGATAACACCTAATGAAATTAATTCCTCAAGCCCTTTACTAACGGTTTTTGAGCTTGATTTTCTAGCTTTGGGATTGTCTTTGTGACGCTTCTCTTCCTGAAGCTGTGAGTAGCTAACATAGTCAGATTCTTTATTAAACCCGTTAATATAGCCCTCAAGCATGAAATAGACATGTCGAGCTGCATCAGATAAGAATGGATATACATCACGTCTGTACTGCCAACTTGAGCGGACATGACCTTCCTCAAACTTATCTGTCATATTGCCCTTACCTTTTGAGATTGGAATAATCTCAGCTTGTTTTAACGCACCCATCAAACACCTCTCAATACAAATGCAGCTAAATCAGCTTTCGCTTTAGCCAATGCCATAGAGTTTTCGAGAGTTCGATTAAGCACATAAGCCTCAACCGCTTTTTGAAACAAACTAATCTTCCGATTTAGTTCAATGTCTGCTAATATTGAATAGTTCATTTGGTTCTTCTCCGATTGAACACTAAGCCTGATCCACGAAATCAGGCTTTTTCTTTGTAACCAAGCTCAAAACACATGCCGAAATCTTCAATGTCATCTTGAAAAAGATCGTCAATTGTTTGTTTGCTTTCCATCCACGCTTTTGACATCACAAAAAGCGCATTTAGTTTTTCCTCGCTAATCATTCGATATTTCTTGAGGACAGTCTTAAATCCAAGAATGTCCAACAGCACTAAACAGTTCTCAAGCTCAGTCAAGCCATTGGATTTTCTATCATTTTTCATCCGTGATAATGTGCTTGGATCAATCCCTAACTGTTCGGCAACCTGACTTTGATTGCTTGATGCAAGGGCTTGCAAAACTCTAGAAACTTCATTTCTAGCCCTTGCACTCAATTCGGTTGATACTTTGCTCATGGTTTAGTTCCTAAGCGGTTGCAGTAGTTCGTTTAATTGGCTCTTTGCCACTTGCTAAGTCTCTGATTTGGTATTCGCGAGCTAAAGGGATTTTTTCATTTGGCCACTGGTATACAGCAGGAGGCTCTATCCCTAATAACTTTGCTAAGCCAACACCATTCACACCAAGCAACTTGTAAGCTTCCTGTTTGGTCATTTGCTCAACCTCAAAAATAAGATTTCTTAGTATTAAAACAAAGATAACTTATTTTTGCAAGATGTAAGATAACTTATATGAAGAAACTAGAAACTATGGGCCAGCGTATTCGCGCCTTACGAAGAGAAAAGAAATTAACTCAAGGCGATTTGGCAAAAATCGTCGGGGTTAGTGCGCCTAATGTCACTGGTTGGGAGAAAGATGCATATGCACCTAAAGCTGATCCTTTAAGTAAAATGGCCGCTTATTTTGGTGTGTCCACTTCGTATATAACAAATGGTGATGAAAGCGGCCCCCAATTGGACAACAATGCTGTTCAATTAAATGTTCTTGATATTGAAGCCTTTAAGCAGAAGTACAATATTCCAGATAGTGAAGAAGCTGTTAAATTTGTCCAAACACCAACTAAGCCATTCCCTATTCAAAAAAGATACGTTCCTGTTAAAGCCTATTCAAAGATGGGTATGGATGGGTATTTCACAGATATGGGTTACGAAGGTAACGGTGGTGATGGTTATGTTCCAACTCATACAGCGGGTCTAAGAGCCTATGGTATTAAAGGCACTGGCGACTCAATGTTTCCAGCAATTCGTAATGGCTGGTATGTAGTTTGCGATCCAGATGCTGAACCGGTTCCAACTGAATTTGTACAAGTGTGCTTAAAGGATGGACGCTGCACAATTAAGGAATTTGTTGGAATAAATGGTGGGGTTTTGAGTTTGTTGGCTGTTAATGGTGGCGAACGCCTATCTTTTGACATGGATGAAGTTGAAAGTATTACCGCTATTACAGATATCGTGCCGCCAAGTCAGCACAGACAAGAACATCCTTATTCGCATTAATCACAGGAAGACTTATGGACAACTCTAAACTACCAATCAACCAGATTATTGCTCGCATCAATGATGCTGCGAAACATGGTGAAGCTTTGGTGCTAACAGCCGAAGAAGTGAAGATTCTTTCTAAAGATATTGGCGACAAAGTCTTTATTCCTGTGCTTACTAATGAGCAGGTCGTGCAGTTGGTAAAAGAAGGAAAGCTTGGACAGAAAATTAATAACACCAAAGATTAATAAACTGTGAACCCGACACAGCTAGAAACTTTATTTAAATGTGATTGATGGAGTTTTTATGTCAAAATATGGACGACTACAAGGGAAAGAATTATGACTCCTATCAACATAGATGATTTTGAGAAAGACTCATACCAAAATGGTATTCGCTATTGGTTTGCCCATGAATTTATGGTTAAGTTGGGCTATGAAAATTGGATGACATTTAAAGGTGTTATCACCAAAGCAATGGCATCTTGTTCAAATTTAGGGATTGATTCTGACGAGTGTTTTATTCCTGAAAATACAACTGATGTTGCAGGTCGCCCCTTCAAGACATATCGATTAAGTCGATTTGCTTGCTTTCTAATTACAATGCAAGCGGATGACAAGAAGCCTGAAGTACAACATGCTAAGGTTATTTTGTCCGCAATTGCTGCCCAATTAATTGATTCTCAGGTTGGCGATAATGACATTGCTCGATTAGAGGCGCGAAAAGACCTCACGGCCGCGAATAAAATATTAACAGGTGCGGCAAAAGCTAATGGTGTACAGAGTCATCAATTCGGCTTATTTCAAGATGCGGGCTTTCGCGGAATGTACGATATGTCACTTGATGAATTAAAAAGGTATAAAAATATCGACAGCAAAGCAACAGCTTATGATTTCATGGGTTTAACGGAGCTTGCGGGTAATCTATTTAGAGTAACCCAAACAACTGAACGTCTTAGATCATCAAGTGCGGATGGTGTGCAAGCTGCAATGAGCACTGCAAAGGCGGTTGGAAAAGAAGTTAGAACAATGATGTATAGAAATAGCGGTATTTTGCCTGAAGATTTAGCTATAGAAGATAATGTCTCTGAGGTTAAAAAGCGACTTAAAGCAAGCAATCGTGAAATGAAAAAACTAGATAAGAAGAAATAATTCACTTTGTTCTATTCAACCCACCCAGCGTGGGTTTTCTTTTGTCTATTAAAACACAAAAGTAAGATTTCTTAAATTAAAATAAGATTTCTTATTGACAATAAAACTAAGTTTTCTTATATTTATCTCATCGACAAACAAAAACCGCCATAGGGGTCAGAGTCTAGGCGGTTTGCATCAAATGCGGAGATAAGTATGAATCAAAGAATTGAAAAGTACAAGTTTAGCCAAGCCTTTAGGGATGGCTCGAAAGCATTCGTAGCTTTCTGGGTTATCACCTTCATTGTATTCACCTTCTTACGAGGCTGTGCCGACGAGCAACACGTCAACGAACTCAAAGCAAAACAGAACATGTATGTCCGCGTTCAGGTTGAGGGGGTGAAGTGATGGAAACACTAACTTTACGTGATCAGTTTGCAATCGCAGCTATGCAAGGCGAGTTATCAGCTCAAAGCGAATACTTAACTTGGGCAAATGAAAAATCTCTAGCCGCTCGTGCTTATGAAGTAGCAGACGCAATGCTTGCTGAACGCTCGAAAGAAGTTGATTCGGACAAGGAGCACTCTCATGGATAACTACATAGCACTAGCTAGTTTCATTGGGTTCTTCAACCTCATCTTGGCGGTTCACTGGGGGATTATCTAATGAATATGTTAGTTAACAAACCTGAGTTGCTGTGCCCTTCTTTCCATTACTTGGACTTGTCTACAGACATTCAGGTTGAAGGTGATACGGTTTATTTCGACCTAACTTACGGCTGCAACGTACTTAACTGCCAGATCAAAGCTGAAACGACTTGTGACACCCGTGAAGTAAATGAACAGTTCAGTGGTTGTGCACGTGACCAAGAATATGAAGTGCTTGTGGTAGACACCAAAACTCATGCTGTAGTGACTGATAAAGACGGCATAGAGTCACCGATTGGTTTGCGTTTCAAGCTTACAGACGCACAAGTAAATAGCTTAAACGAGCAACTTAAATACTACGCCGAAGAATTGGCAGATGAAGAAGCAGGAGTGGTGTGATGGATAAGGTTTATTCAGATTTAGAGGCGATGAAGTGGTTTCTTGAAAACCATAGTGGAAAAGTTATTTGCGTAAAAGATGGAAAAGAAAAAGTAGTTGATAACTACGGATGTGCAAATAAATTTTTCAGAGAAAAGAATTAGGAGAAGATTATGAATGCGCCAGTAAATACACAAGTTAATGAATTACAAGTATTAGAACAAAACGTAATTGTAGCGGCTTTCGCTAAACGTGGTGGTACAGATGAATTGTATGAACGTATTGCTCAAGAAGTTCGTTCTCATGTGCCAGATGTAAGCACTAAGAAAGGCCGTGATGCGATTGGTTCGCTTGCTTTGAAAATCAGTAAGTCAAAAACACTTATTGAGAAATGTGGCAAAGAATTAGTTGCTGAACAAAAAGCTCAAATTAAAGTGATTGATGATGATCGAATTTCAATTGTTAAGAAGTTTGATTTATTACGTGATGAAATCTTGGCACCACGTGATGCCTGGGAAAAGGCAGAAGAAGACCGTGTAGCGAAGCATGAAGAAAGTATTCTTTCTATCAATTTCTACAAAACTGCCGTTATTGCAGATAAAGATAGTGTTTGGCTAAAGGGTGTGATTCGAAATGTTGAAGAAATTGTCATTGATTCATCTTTCGAGGAATTCGAGGAACAGGCAAAAATTGCCAAATACGAAACTCTGGAGTTTTTACGCACCACCCTAGCTGCTCGTGAAAAATATGAAGCTGAACAGGCTGAATTAGAGCGTCTTCGCCAAGCTGAAATACTTCGCCAGCAACAAGAACGTGAGGCTCAGATTGCCCGTGAAGCTGCCGAAAAAGCGACCCGTGAGGCGGAAGAAAAAGCACGTTTTGAAGCTGAACGTGTACAACGTGAAAAGGCTGAGGCAGAACAACGCGAAGCTCGATTAAAGGCTGAAAAAGAAGCTGCTGAATTACGCGCACAACATGCAGCAGAAGCAGAACGCAAACGTATTGAAGCTGAGCAAGCAGCAAAGCTAGAGGCAGAACGCCAAGCAGAAGAAGCGCGCCAAGCTAACCAAGCACACCGTAAAAAAATCTGTAATGAAGCACTTAAAGGTTTATTGGCTTTGGGTATTGATGAAGCAAAAAGCAAAGAGATTTTGCAGGCAATCAATAAAGGCCTAGTTCCACACATATCTATTAAGTTTTGAGGATTAGAAGATGAGTAATATTGTTTTGTCGCAAGTTAGCAAGATTGCATCAGCTTTTAATATGCAAGATGTTGATCCTGCTGAGTTAGCAAATACTCTTGTTAATAC